GTTTCCTGTTCAGCATGGGCCTGAATGCTGGCATCCATCCTGCGCTGCATCGCAAGGCGCGCGGTGTGGAAGGAATCAAACGGAGCCTTCGCCTCCACCGGCCAGAGAGCCATATCGTCTTTGTCCACCGGCCAGTCGAACGGCACCTCCCATTCGTGCAGGGTGTCGCCTTCGTCGAATTTCACCAGCTTACCCTTTCGCACGCCTTGCGTGGGGCGGAAGGGCGGCGGCGGGCTGTTTTTCTGCGAAGTGGTCAGTGCGGTATTCAGGGCATCCAGGGCCAGAACGATCTTCGGGTGGTCCTCGGCATGGATCGTGTCGATGTCAGGGTTGTTGGCGATGGATTTCAGCGTGATGTGCGGCACGGTTTCATAGTCGAAGCCGCCCTTGAGCCCCTCGTGCGGATAGCGCAGGGCGAAATAGTCAAAGCTGGCGGTCATCAGCCGCTGTTTCGCCAAGGTGATCGCCACACGGGAGGTGTCGCAGGTGATCCAGCGCCGCCCCCATTTCTCGGCGACAAAGGCGGTGGTGCCAGAGCCGCAGGTGGGGTCGAGCACGAGGTCGCCGGGGTCGGTTGTCATCAGGAGGCAGCGTTCGAGAACTTTCTGCACCGTTTGGACAACATAGATTTTGTCGGCCATGAAACTTGCGCCGACGTCCGTCCAATTGTTCGTGAAAGGGAAAACTGGAAAATCGTCGAGGTAGCGCACATAACCTACTCGGCTTGCCGTGCTTTCAACCCTCTTTGCTTTCTGGAGACGGGCCATGCCGTCCTCATTGGTCTTCCACCGAACTTGCATCGAGGGCTTAAAAACTTCGCCCTCTTGCTCGACCGGAAACCATGAAGCTGCGCCCTCACCTTTTTCACGCCCAGCACCTTGGCTTGTCAGGTTGTCAAGGCTGTAGATCATTGCGCCAACTGCTTCCGAAGCTGGCTTCCCATCAATTTTTGTCGAGATACTGACCGCCCCCGCGATCGGATGCCTTACGCGATTGTAGTTTGTGCCCCCTGCTAGCCCTGCCTCTTTCAAGTTGTAAAGCGGGCGATATTTGAACTTTCCGCCTTTGAAGTCTTTTGCGAACCAGACGATGTAGTCTGCCACGTTGGAAAGATCATCATTCGTGGAACTGCTCGTTTTGACAAATGTTATGACTGAAACGAAGTTTTCGGGGCCGAACAACTCGTCCAGCATTTCACGCACATGATGCAGGTTTTCATCCCCAATCTGCACGAACACCGACCCGCTCTCGGTCAGCAGTTCCCGCGCCAGCACCAGTCGGTCGCGCAGATAGGTCAGGTAGGAATGGATGCCCAGTTCCCAGGTGTCGCGGAACGCCTTGATCATCTCGGGTTCCTGCGTCAGATCCTCGTCTGACCTGTCCTTCACGTCACGCTTGTTGGTGAAGGGCTGAAAGTTCGACCCATATTTGATGCCATAGGGCGGGTCGATGTAAATCATCTGCACCTTGCCGCCCATGCTCTCCTTGGTCAGCAGCGAGTTCATCACCAGCAGGCTGTCGCCCGACACCAGGCGGTTCGACCAGCCCTTTTCATGGTGGTAGAAATCCAGCGCCTGGCGCAGCGGCAGGTTTTCGAACGGGGCCGCGAAGAGATCAGGCTGCCGCCACTGGGCGGGCGCATCCTTGCCCTTCAACCGCCGCGCCGCCGCCGCAAGGATCGTCGCCGGGTCCACCCGTTCATGCACATGCAGCGACACGGTATCCACCTGAAACGACGTACGTTCCGCCTTGCCGGTCCAAGTCAGGTAAGGGGCCTGCATCCGCTTCAGTTCCAGCAGCGCGTCCTTCATCGCCTGCGCGTCGCCGCTGGCCAACGCGTCGTCGATCAGTTTCTCCACGCCGGCACGGGCAGAGTCGAAGTTCAGAACCGGGTCCAGATGCGGGTCATAGGCATAAATGGTTTTCACCCCGTCCGGATCGGTGCCCGCATGCACCATCCCCACTTCGGGGTTGTTCACCCGCGTCTCGCCATGGCGGTAGGATACCACTTGCACCGGCTCACCAGATTTGCGCGGGGCGGCCCGCGCGCCAGCCGCTTTCGCCTTGCGCGTCCGGGGTACCGTTTCCTCCGGTGCGGTCAGTTCGAAATCATCCTCGGTATCTTCCGCATCATCCTCGTCGTCACCGATGATTCGATAGATCGACCCGCCACGCCCCTTGCCGCGCCCAAGCAGACCTTCATCCACCAGCGCATCGCGGGCAGCCGCGTAGTCGTCGTCCGTCAGACCGGAAACCTGTTCACGCAGAAGCGCCATCATGGCCCCGTTACCAATGGTCGAGCCATCTTCGGGGGTCAGGGACAGGATCAGGTTGGTCAGACTGTCGGACATGGGTGGCTCACCAATACGTAAAATGGCTTGTTTTCCATGACCCTATCGCGCGAAAGTCGCGTTTGCACGCCCGAATCCTCTGCACGGGGCGACCAAGCTCACAGGACCGGGATAGTCATGCTTTACGACCGAATTATCAAGCAAGGGACAATCAATGAACCGGGCGGCAAGCCCGATCCGCAGTTTGCGCTTCCATCGACCGTCAACTGGATGCATGCGCTGCGGATTCTGGTCGAGGACCAAGGGATCAATTTCGCCAGCGCCGAAGCGTTCTACAACAAGCAAGGCAAGCGGACGATGGACGTGCTTGTCGAAAACACGGTCATGGAGCAGCTTCTTCTTGGGCTACACCATTTATCCGCTTTGGAGCAGTTTCGGTCCGGATCGAAAGCATCTGACTATGCGCGGGTCGGTATCCTCGCGTGGTATTACGGCGTCGCCAATGCTGCCAGCGCGATGACGGCAGCGCAATCTGGTTCCTTCCAAGAGGATCATGCCGGAACAGCAAGGTTGTGGGACAGTGATATTGCGGCTCGCGGACTGGCAATGATGCCGTTCGACTGGCGCGTCAGCAGCTTGGTAGAAAGTGTCTACAGGCCAGAAATCGATGCTTACAAGAGTGGCAGCACTGGAAAGCTCCTCTCCAAGCCGACGACAGCTTCGGATGCATTGGGCGCGGCTGCCGAATACCTTTCTGGGACCGCGAGTTGGCATGTCTGGCGTGTCAGAGAGGACTTGATGAAGACGGCAGATTTCAAGGCGTTGAACGTCAAGGATTTTCGATCCAAGGATGCAAGGGCATTGCGAGACAGTCGATTGAACAAGAAGAGCGTCGGTTTTGTTCATCAGGCATCGAGGTATCGCGGCAAAGCCAATTACCGGGAAGCGCTCTTTCTCGCGTATGGGGCAAATACCGAAACGTACCTGACTGGCTTTGCTGACGATCTGGCAATCGTGCTGCGCGGCTTTCTCGCCATGACTGGAGCTTTCTGCAAGCGAAAGATTGGGACGGCCTTGTGGACCGAATTCGTGTCCGATGTGGACGCAAGACGTGCTTTTTCCACTCGGGCCGCAGATATTTGGCAATAGTTGGATTGCCAGGCTATTCGACAGGGCCCGCCGAGTTCTTGGCATCGTCGGACCAGCGGGATCTTTGGTCCGTCCAACATGGGGGAACCCCATCGAGCAGTTCAGCCAACATCAACGATCTTGGCTGATCGCCATCCACAATTGCTTCGACGATGTCGGGTGCCAGCGTGCTTAGTCGAAGAACCCGGGAAATGTAGGTGAAAGACAGCTTCTCGTTCTCGGCGATCTCTGTGATCGAAGTGAACACCCCGTCGTCGAGTAGTCTCTTCCAGCGAAATGCCCTCGCCAGCGCTTTGACCAGAGTGCCGTCCGATTTTCGTGTAGGCGTACTGTTGGTTGGGATGACTATCTCTGTTCGGCCGCCGCGCTTTACAAAGCGGAACGGCACGTGCACGCTGATCGTATCGGAAATCGGCTTCGTCCGCGTCATGCAGCTTCTCCCACTTCTGGTCGCATTTCGCGCGCCAGCCTAGCCAGTCCGTCCACGCGCAATCGCACGTTCAATCCTTCGATTCCGATGTCGACTCGGTCGACCAGCAGCGTCACGATGCGGGCCTGTTCGACAGGGAACAACTCGTCCCACAGCGGATCAAGCCGGGTCAGGGCTGCGTGGGACTCAGCCTCATTGATCCCCACATCTTTCTCACGGGCCGACTTCCAAGTGCACGCGACGATTTCGGGTTGTCGAAACACGATGCGCATCTGGTCAATGACGGCAGCCTCGATCTCGCCAGCGGGCACGCGGCCCACGGGGCACGATCCGGCACCATGCTTCAGCACCGTCTGGCTGACGTAGTAGCGGTACAGCCGCCCGCCCTTGCGGGTGTGGGTCGGTGAGAAGGCCGCGCCATCTGGGCCGTAAAGCAATCCCCGCAGCAATGCAGGCGTGTCGGCGCGGGTTCGAGCTGCGCGCTGGCGCGGGCTTTCCGTCAGGATGGCGTGAACCTGGTCCCACATCTCCCTGTCGATGATTGGCGCATGTTCGCCGGGATAGCTTGTGCCCTTGTGAACGGCCTCGCCGATGTAGACCCGGTTGTTCAGCATCCGGTAGATGAACTTCTTGTCGATGCGGTGGCCCCGGCTGGTGGTGACGCCCCGCTCGGCCAGCTCTCGCGCCAGTTCCGTGCCCGAGCCGATCTCGATGAAACGTGCGAAGACCCAGCGCACATGCGCGGCATCTGCGGAATTCTCAACCAGCTTCCGGGCCTTCACCTCGTAGCCTAACGGGGGACAGCCGCCCATCCACATGCCCTTCATCCGGCTGGCGCGGACCTTGTCCCTGATGCGTTCGGCCGTCACCTCGCGCTCGAACTGGGCGAACGACAGTAGGATGTTGAGGGTCAGCCGCCCCATAGAGGTGGTGGTGTTGAACGACTGGGTGACGCTCACAAAGGTCACGCTGTTCCGGTCGAACACCTCAACCAGCTTGGAAAAATCCATCAGCGAGCGCGAAAGGCGGTCGATCTTGTAGACGACCACAACGTCAACCAGCCCATCCTCGATATCGGCCAGCAGCCGTTTCAGGCCGGGGCGTTCCAGCGTGCCACCCGAGATGCCGCCGTCGTCGTACCGATCGCGCACCAGCACCCAGCCTTCCGACCGTTGGCTGGCGATGTAGGATTCGCAGGCCTCGCGCTGGGCGTGCAGGCTATTGAATTCCTGCTCCAGCCCTTCCTCGGAAGATTTCCGGGTGTAGACCGCGCAGCGCAGCTTGCGGACGACAGGTTTGTTCATGCGGTCCTCCGATGGTTTTTCAGCCCGAAGAAGACCCAGCCGTTCCAGCGCGTGCCGGTAATGGCGCGCGCGATGGCAGAAAGCGACTGGTATGGCCGCCCCTGCCATTCGAAGCCACCTTGCGTGACCGTGACGATCTGTTCGACGCCCTGCCATTCGCGCAGCAACCGGGTGCCGGTGATGGGACGGTCGCGATCAGCGCGGATGCGGCGTATGGTGATATTCCCGCCGTCAAGCTGTTCGCCCAAGGCTTCCAGACACTTTAGGGTTTCTGGCTTCAGCCCGCCATAGGCCAGTTCCTGGATGCGATAGGCCAGACGTGATTCAAGGTAGCGGCGGTTGAAAGGCGGCGGTTCGGTTTCGAACAGGTGGCGCCACTGCGCCTTCAGGTCAGGCGTCGATGTGGTCTTCAGCGCAGCCAGGCGCGCGGGGATTGGATCGGGTTTCGTCATGCGTCTCTCCGGTGTGTTGGAGTTGCATGAAGGCATTGGTCGGGCGGACAGTGTAGGCAACTTTCTACAGTCCGGTCAGAGACTTCGCCCCGTTCCCGCATTCGCAGCCGGATCAGGCCAAGCGCCAACAGGCCGCAAAGTTCGGCGCGGCGCTGGGCCGGGGTCATCTGGGTTGGCGGTGTGGGATTGGGGCGTTTCATCGTCGACCTAGTGGGAGCATACACAAGACTAAAGCCACCCCGGATGCCCCCGTGGGACACGTCGGGCGTTGTCTCCGCAAGAATCTGATTGCAGCCGCCTAAAACTTCACGGAAGTTGATCTGGTTCAGTATTTAACAATCATTACGGGAGGTGAGATGGCGCGTCAGTCGAAACGTATGGGCCGGTCCCTGACATACGTCCTGGATAACGCCAGCACCGAGCATCTCCAGTTGTACTTGCAACAGCCGGACGAGAACTTTGCCGTTGTTTCGGCGTCGTTAAGTAGCATCGAAGACCACGACGAAGAGAGCCTGCGGAGTGTTTTTGCCGCAGATCTTTCAAAGTTATCATTGGAAGATCTTCAGCCGATTGAGACTGAGAGCCAGCGGATTTATCTGCTAGCAGAGGGAAAGGGCCCAGACTCATGTCCACCGGTCCTGAAACGCCATTTATCCAACGAGGAATTTGAAACGTGGCAGTCGCAGCCAGACGATGTCTGTCGTGCGATTTGGCTGCACGTTATGCATCGAAAGGCATTTGACGATTGTGTCGCCTTTCGCAATGCGCGTGAGTGGCGAAAGGCTGAGCACGCCTTCAGCGCGCTGGATGTCCCGTTGGAAGAAAACTTCGGCTTTGTCGGAGACGACGTGCCCGAAGTTGAATTGCTCACGGCCATCCAGAAGAAGCTGAAGCTGTCAAAACGATGTGGAATCAGCGTTATCGACCTGCCCAAAAACAAAGACTACCCAGCATCAGTAATGGCAATCGTTCGACATGGCGGGCGACAGTCGAGCGTTGCTGAGCACCCTGATGATGGCAGTCGTCGGCTTCACTATTTCCTGCCACAGGATGAGGTTGTCCTGATCTTTACCCCAAGCAGCCAAAGGCTGGAGGTATGCGCGCAAACAGCTGAAGTTCGCAGTGCTGTGTCCGAGACCTTTGCAAAAGTGGCGCTAAAGCACGATATCTCGAACAAGCCACTGACATGGGCAAACTATGACACATCCAGATTTCTTCAATCGCTAGAGCTCGATGCCCCCGAAGTGCCAGGTTTTTTGATAGAGCGCGCTGCAGTCACAGAGATTGAGCTCCGTGTCGGGCAGTGGGAGCGCCGCCTAAAACTGCGCGTCCCCTTCCGAGATGATATTTCGCAGTTTCTTGAACAGACAATCGGCCACAAACGCATATTGCGGCGAGCACTCGGGGTTAGCCGCATTGCTTTTTCAATCAAGTTCACTCGGGACGGTCACGATGTTGCCGAACTGTTGGAATTCGCAATATCAGATCGGAATCGCTGCAATTTGAGTGCGAACGTCGATTCCGAGTTGCGACGACTTGGGAGAGCGCTTCTTTCGCATTGGGGCGTGATGCAGCCCTTTCGGGATCTGGATCATAGTGAGATTAATGCCCTGCTGCCGATTCTCGCGGAACTGTTTGATTTGGGTGAAGACAAAATATCCGCTCAATTTTTTGAGAAGCGCGGCGTTGACCCGACACGCCTAGTCCAAGCTGGACTACTGGTTCGACATTCGGCCGAGCCGATACTGATTGAAGATATCGACGCGGAACAGGACCCCCCTTCCCAAGACAGTCGGGTCGTCTACCAGGTCAAGCATGGTTGGCTTGAGCAACGCTTGGTCGATGCGCTGCAAGGATTGATCGATGATCGACCGCGAGCCCAATCTGACCGAGACTTCGTAAAGATCGGATCGGCAAGGTTCGGTGACCAAAGTGTCCCCTGCTACCTTTGCCGCGGGCTCTCTGACACGAACCGCTACATGCAGGCAGACGGCAAATTCCGCCAGGACGTATCGACGCTCCCCGGAATCGTCTTCACTGGCAAGGAAATTGGCTGGGAACACATCGGTCCCCACGTGGTGATCCCGATAGTGCGAAGCGGGACTCTCCCGACAACTGGCAATGTCCTGACTGCGAGTGACGTTGAGGCAGCCTTCCGGACCGGCCTTGCTGCTGCGCTTGGGGCCGAAAAGGTGAGTTTGGAACCGGGGCCTGGAAAGCAACTCATCCTCAAAGTGCCTGGCAAGCCGCATCTTCCAGTAGATGGCGAACATCAGCAAAACTGCATCCGTCTTCTGGTTGAAGACCACCATCGTGGTGGGGTCGGCGTCGAGACCTCCGCGTTGCTTGGTAACAGTAGCTCAAAGTCGGTTGGGCAACTTTTCGGAACACGATGGGATGCGATCAAAGACACCTACGTCCGAAACCTTCGGCGAAAATTCTGGGCTCTGAGCACTTAAATTCGTCCCCGTCCGAGCTTGATTGATGCTCCATTGATGTTTCGGCCGGTCGTCGGTTGATGATTCCCTGATGCAATTGGGGTGCTCCACTCACAGAGGAGCACTTCCATGCCGACTCCCTTCCCCTCGCGCCAAGCCGCCTCGTCGAGCTGGCCGACCGGCGCGAAACCCAAGCCCACCACACTGAACCCGGAATGGCGCTGCACGCGCTGTGACAAGCTGCTCGGCGTTTGCCGGGACGGCCGCATGCACCTGCGTTTTGCGCGAGGGCACGAGTATTTCGTGGGCTTCCCCGTCCAGGCGACGTGCCGCGGCTGCGGGACGCTGAATCAGGCGTCCAGCCCCACCGACTGACGCGACCCACGACCACCAACCCCCTGAAATCGCAGAGACGCGCGACGTCCTGACCTGGCCACGAGAAGGCGCTGGACGCCTGGCCGTAAGGCAGGCGTCCAATGTCTTTCGCATGGCACGAGATCCGTGATCAAATCATGCATTCCGCTTCCACCCTCAACTTTCAGCGCAGCTTCGATGCCATCCGGCGCGATCAGGGGCCGGTTGTGCCGTTCCGCGATCCTGCCGCTTTGCTGGATGCGCTGCATCAGAAAGCGGGCAGCCCGGATCAGAAGAACCTGATCCTCGCCGCCCTTGCCCGCGCTGCGCATTCCGATGGGCACAAGGGCGATTGCGCCCTTACCCTGATGTTGTTGGCGCTCTGGCCCGGTCTCGACGCCATCCGCCGCCGTTGCATCTGGCGTAAGGTCGGCACCAGCGATGAAATCGCCGCCGACATCCTTAGCCGCACCACTGAAGCAATTCGTGGTCTGGACCTGCAACGGGTCAACTGGATCGCGGCCACGATCCTGCGCAACGTCGAGCGGGATATCCTGCGCGCCCATCAGCGGGAGGCTGGCCGCCAGAACCTGCGCAGCGAAACCGAACCTGACGAGGTTGCTGCCGATGATGGTTCTGCCGACGCGGCGGTAACCGAGGCGCAACTGCTTCGCGATCTTCGGCTGCTGGTGGGTGCCGATGCAATCCTGGTGATCCGCGTGGCGGTCGAGGGTTTCAGCCAAGCCGAAGCTGGCATCGAACTTGGCCTGTCCGAAGCGGCGGCGCGCAAGCGCTACCAGCGCGCCACCCAGCGGCTGCGCGACGCCCTTCAGAAAATCCACTGACCCCGATGTCCCGATCCCGGCAGCGCGGTGGCTTTTCACATTCAGACGCCACCGCGCGTCTTCCTCCAACCGAAAGCCGACACGCATGAACAGCATTGCCGACCTTTCGCCCACGGACCTCAAGCGCATCCCCGGCCTCTACCGGCGCTGGGAACTGACCGAGGTCTTCGAGGCGCACCGCAACTATCAGATCGAGGACGCCGGCGCCCATGCCGACGGCACGCCGCTGCTGGCGATCTTCGTCAGCGATCCGGTTCCCGACACCCCGGAGGCCACCTGATGCGCCTCTTCAATCACCTCATCCCATGGAGAACTGACATGCCGGACCAACCGGACGACATCACCCGTCTTCGCAAGTCGCACTACGCCCTCGACGAACTGCCGGAAACCATGAGTTTTCCGAAGCATCCGAGCGAGCCCGCGAGGGAGCCGCTGCCCGTGATGGAGGCGACCGTCGACGACATCGCCTTTGCGATCGTCGCGGCGGAACGGGAAAGCTCGGCAGCCCTCGGACGGGCATCCGCACTGAAGCGCCTCCATAATCTTGCTCGTGAAGCAGGTGCCATCGGGTCTGACCGTGCCGCCGCCGCTGCCCTGAAGCGGGAGAAGCCCTGATGGCCCTCCCGATCATCAGCGCCGACGAACGGCTGGCGCAGCGCAAAGGCATCAAGGGCTGCATCTTCGGCCGGTCGGGCATCGGCAAGACCAGCCTGCTGTGGACGCTGAACGCCTCGACCACCTTGTTCATGGATCTCGAAGCCGGGGATCTGGCGGTCGAGGGCTGGGATGGCGACACGCTGCGGCCCCGCACTTGGAAGGAATGCCGCGACTTCGCCGTGTTCATCGGCGGGCCGAACCCGGCGCTGCGGGAGGACCAGCCCTACAGCCAGGCGCATTTCGACGAAGTCTGCGGGCGGTTCGGCGATCCGGCGGTGGTGGACCGTTACGAGACGGTCTTCATCGACAGCATCACCGTGGCCGGTCGGCTCTGCTTTCAGTGGTGCCGGGGTCAACCCGAAGCCTTCTCGGACAAGACCGGCAAACCGGACATCCGGGGTGCTTACGGGCTCCATGGCCGCGAGATGATCGGGTGGTTGACCCACCTGCAGCATGCACGCGGCAAGCATGTCTGGTTCGTGGGCATCCTTGACGAGAAGCTGGACGATTTCAATCGCAAGGTCTTCCAGCCGCAGATCGATGGCAGCAAGACCGGCTTGGAGCTGCCGGGGATCGTCGATCAGGTCATCACCATGGCCGACATCGCCGATGCAAATGGCCAACCCCAGCGCACCTTCGTCTGTCAGACGCTGAACCCCTGGGGTTACCCGGCCAAGGATCGTTCGGGGCGTCTGGCCATGGTCGAGGAACCCCACCTCGGGCGGCTGATGGCCAAGATCCAGAGCCCGATCCGCCCGGCACTGGAACGCCTGAATTATCCGGCCGTCACGTCAGCCGAGCCTGCCGCTGCGGAGGTGCCGGTCAATGGCTGATCACATCTCGCCACGCCCGATGTCCCGATCCGGTCCCCGCGATGGCTTTTCCCGTTTGACGCCGCTGCGCGTCCTGACCTCCCACTGAAAGGACCCATGCCATGTCCGGCATCTGGAACGACTTCAACTCTGCCCAATCCAACTCCAACGTCATCCCGAAGGGCACGCTGGCCAAGGTGCGGCTTACCATCCGTCCCGGCGGCTTCGATGATCCCTCGCAGGGCTGGACTGGCGGTTTCGCCAAGCGCGCCGCGACCGGTGCGGTCTACCTCGACGCCGAATACACGGTCGTCGACGGGCCCTATGCGCGCCGCAAGATCTGGTCGCTGATCGGCCTCTACAGCCCCAAGGGTCCGGATTGGGCCAACATGGGCCGCAGCCTGATCCGCGGCATCCTGAACTCGGCGCGCGGCATTTCCGACAAGGACAACTCGCCCGAAGCGCAGGCCCGTCGCCGCATCAACGGGTTCGGCGATCTGGACGGGCTGGAGTTCGTGGCCCGGATCGACATTGGCCAGGACACCAATGGTGACGACAAGAACGAGGTGCGGGGCGCGGTCACGCCGGACCACCGCGACTATGCCGCCCTGATGGGGACGGTTGCCCTGCCGATCGGCACCGCCACCCCGCAGGGCTATGCCCCGCAGCAGACCACCCCCGCCGCCCGTCCCAGCCAGCCCGCCTCCGCCCCCGGCACTGCCGGTCGGCCGAGCTGGGCGCAGTAAGGGGGATCGGCCATGCGCCTGCGCCCCCGCCAGAAGACCTTCGTCGAGCGCAGTGTGGCTGCGCTCGCCTCCCGCGGCAACACGCTGGGCGTGGCACCCACTGGCGCGGGCAAGACCATCATGCTGTCAGCGGTCACCGGCGAGATGATCGGCGATGGAGCCAAGGCCTGCGTGCTGGCGCATCGTGACGAGTTGACCGCCCAGAACCGGGCAAAGTTCCAGCGGGTGGTGCCAGGGATTTCCACCTCGGTGATCGACGCCACCGAGAAATCCTGGGGCGGTCAGGTCGCCTTCGCCATGGTGCCGACGCTGGCCCGGGCTTCGAACCTGGCCGACATGCCGCGCCTTGATCTGCTGGTGATCGACGAAGCGCATCACGCGGTGGCCGACAGCTACCGCCGCATCATTGATCGGGTGCGCGATGCCAATCCCGATGCCCGCATCTTCGGGGTCACGGCGACGCCGAACCGGGGCGACAAGAAGGGGCTGCGCGAGGTTTTCGACAACGTGGCTGACCAGGTGCGTCTGGGCGAGTTGATCGCTTCGGGCCACCTTGTGCCACCCCGGACCTTTGTCATCGATGTGGGCGTGCAGGACGAGTTGCGGTCTGTCCGCAAGACCCTGTCGGATTTCGACATGGCCGAAGTGGCGGGCATCATGGACCGCGCGCCCGTCACCGATGAGGTGATCCGCCACTGGAAGGAAAAGGCGGGCGACCGCCAGACCGTCATCTTCTGTTCCACCGTCGCCCATGCCGAACATGTCACCGAAGCCTTCCGCGCGGCAGGGATCACGGCGGCGCTGATCCACGGCGATCTGGCGTCCGACACCCGCAAGGCCATCCTTGCCGACTATGCAGCGGGCGGCATCCGCGTCATCGTTAATGTGGCGGTGCTGACCGAGGGCTGGGATCACCCGCCCACCTCCTGCGTCGTGCTGCTGCGCCCCAGTTCCTACAAGTCCACCATGATCCAGATGGTCGGGCGCGGCCTGCGCATCGTGGATCCAGAAGAGCACCCCGGCATCGTCAAGACCGACTGCATCGTGCTGGACTTCGGGACGTCGAGCCTGATCCACGGCACGCTGGAACAGGATGTAGATCTCGACGGCAAGACCTAGGCTGGTGACACCGCGACGAAATCCTGCCCCGGCTGCAGCGCCGATATTCCGCTGGCCGCTACCGAATGTCCGCTCTGCGGCGAGGCGTTCCCGCGCGAGGATCTGGATGCGGGCGAAGGCGGGGCCGCCGCGCCGCTCTCGGGCTTCATGATGACCGAGATCGACCTGCTGAAGCGGTCCAGCTTCGCATGGGTCGACCTCTACGGCACGGACGACGCGCTGATGGCCACGGGCTTCGCAGCCTGGGGCGGCATCTTCTGGCTCGATGGGGTCTGGTACGCCGTGGGCGGCGGCAAGGGCGAACGCCCGCACCTGCTGGGTGTCGGCGAACGCACCGTCTGCCTCGCGCAGGCTGATGACTGGCTGAACACCCACGAAACCGACGAAAGCGCCTTCAAGACGCGTTCCTGGCTGCGCCAGCCGCCGACCGAAAAGCAGCTGCAATACTTGGCCCCCGAGTGCCGCCATGACTTCGGCCTGACGCGCTACCGCGCCTCCGCGCTGATGACTTTCGGCTTCAACAAGCGCGCCATCCGCCAGTTGATCGACAGCGCGGCCAGCCCCGAACGGAGGGCGGCATGACCCATGACATCCGTCACCATCATCACGGCCGAGGACCGGCGGCGGCTTTGGCATCCGCGTGGAACGCTCTGTGCTGTCTGCCGGCAACCCAGCCGTGGCTTTGGCTGGTTCGATCCGCACCGCTCGAAGCGGCCCCGGCCATCGGTCTGGTTCTGCTCGATGCCCTGCCAAGGCTACTGGACGCGTTTGGCGCGGGAGCGTGTGGCCATGGTTGACCTGACCGATGAAGAGCGCGCGGCCATCGCCGCCACCATGAAACGCGTCGCCTTGCTGATTGATGAGATCGGATGGGCCACCCCGCTGGCCGGTCTGACCGAGGCGCAAGTGCGTGCCCTGATCAAAGAGGCTGTCGAAGGGTTCCGCGAGGCCATGTCCGACATCGCCAAAGCCAATGCGCCGGAGGTGCCGTTTTGACCCTCGATTACAATCGTCGCCCCAGCTTCGCCGACCGGGTCAACGACGCCGTCGATTGCGCCCTGACCGGCAATCAGGCGACCCGCACGCCCCGCGACTATCTTGGCGGGTCGCGCCTTGGCCACGACTGCGAGCGCGCCCTTCAGTTTGAATTCACGGGCACGCCGAAGGACGAGGGCCAGGACTTCAGCGGCCAGTCGCTGCGCATCTTTGCCATCGGCCATGCGCTTGAGGATCTGGCCGTGGCGTGGCTGCGCGGCGCGGGCTTCGACCTCTACACCCGGAAGGGCAACCGGCCCGATGGTGGCCAGTTCGGCTTTTCCGTCGCGGGCGGGCGCATCCGGGGCCACGTCGATGGCATCATTGCCGCTGCGCCCGGGGGCCTCGGTCTCGCCGTTCCCGCGCTCTGGGAATGCAAGACCATGAACGCCAAGAACTGGCGCGCCTGCGTCAAGGACGGGGTCACGAAGTCCAAGCCGGTCTATGCCGCGCAGATCGCAGTTTATCAGGCCTACATGGAAGCCAGCGTGCCCGGCATCAGCGCCGCGCCCGCCGTGTTCACCGCGATCAACAAGGACACGGCCGAGATGCACCACGAGTTGGTGCCGTTCGACGCCGATCTCGCGCAGCGCATGTCGGATCGCGGGGTGAACATCCTGCAAGCCACCGATGCGGGCGAGTTGTTGCCGCGCATCGCCGCCAGCGCCGATTTCTTCGAATGCCGCTTCTGCCCATGGGCGGCACGTTGCTGGAGCCTTGCGCCTTGACCAGTGACATCGTGCACTTCAACCCCTGGACGGACTTCAACGAGGGGCCGTCGACTGCGACCCCGTCCGGCTGTGATCCTGACCCCGATCAGATTTCCACCTTCCTCGACACCGTGTTCAGCTGGTGCGAAGGGCTGATCCCCCTGCGCGGCTTCGTCGACAAGGGACAAGGCCGGGACGGCAAGCCGCACAACATCTGGATCGCGGCCGATGGTACCGCCCGCGAAAAACTGGCGACCTTCGCGGCATGGGCCAATCGTGAAGGGGCGGCCGTCTATGTCATCCCCGGCACGGTCGCCGAACAGGGTCAGGCCCGCGCCGCAGATGTGTTGCAGATGCAGGCCCTCGTGGTCGACCTCGACGCGGGCGACATCCCGGCCAAGCTGGATCACATCGTCAGCCACCTTGGGGTGCCCACGCTGATCGTCGAAAGCGGGGGTCGCACGCCCGAGGGCGCCGCGAAGCTCCATGTCTGGTGGAAACTGACCGAACCGGCCGAGGGGGAGGATTTGGCCACCCTCTGCCGCCTGCGCGGCGAGATCGCCGTGAAGGTCGGCGGCGACACGCATTTTCGCTCGGCGCACCAGCCGATCCGGGTGCCTGGCACCGTCTATCACAAGAACGGCCACCAGCGCCTTGTGCAGATCCGCGAACATCGAGACGTCGAGGTCGACCTTGCGGATTTCGCGGAATGGGTGGCCGACATGCCACCGCTGCCGGGCGTGGGCATGACCAGCACGCCGCTGTCGGTCGCAAAGCCCGGCGTCGATGCCGTCCTGACCACCCCGGTGCGAGAGGGCGCGGTCGACGACTGGTCCCGGTTCCAGGGGGCCAGTGCCGCGATCGGCCATTACGTCCGCCTCGTCCACGAAGGCCGCCTCGACCCCTTCGCAGGCTGGGAGGCGATCTGCGGTTACAACGCCGCCATGCTGCGCCCGTCCTGGCCGCTCGATCGGATGATGGCCGAGTCCGAACGGCTCTGGGCGCTGCATGTGAAGCGCAACGGCCCGCCGCTCCTGCGCGCGGCCCACGCCAGTGCCCCTGCCAGCCCGCTGCCAACCTTCAGCCTTGGCGCGCTCCTCGACGACACGAGCCCCATGCCCGAGGACATCATCGGCCCCCGAGTGCTGACGCCGGGCGGGCTGCTGGTGCTCGGCGGCGCGCCCAAGGTCGGCAAGAGCGACTTCCTGATCTCATGGCTCGTGCACATGGCCGCTGGCGCGCCGTTCCTCGGCTTCACGCCGCCCCGGCCGCTGCGAGTGTTTTATCTGCAGGCTGAGATCCAGTATCACTACCTGCGCGAGCGCATGCAGCAGATCGCGCTGCCCGCCGCCGTGATCGCCGCCGCGCGCGACACCTTCATCGCCACGCCGAAGTTGAAGCTGCTGCTCGACGCGGAGGGCGTCGCCCGCGTGGCCGAGGCGATCCGGGCCGCATTCGCCGACGCGCCGCCCGACATCATCGTCATCGACCCGATCCGCAATCTCTTCGACGGCGGACCCGAGGGTGGTGGCGAGAACGACAACACCGCGATGATGTTCTTCCTGAAGGACCGGGTGGAGCTCTTGCGCGAGGCGGTCAATCCGGACGCGGGCGTCATCCTCGCCCACCACACCCGCAAGGCCACCAAGCACCAGGTCAAGGACGACCCATTCCTCGCGCTCTCCGGCGCCAGCGCGCTGCGGGGTTTCTACACCTCCGGGCTGCTCATGCACCGCCCCGACGAGGACAGCAGCGTCCGCAGGCTGGAGATCGAGCTGCGCAACGGCCCCGCGCTGCCGGGCAAGCTGATCGACAAGGTGAAGGGCGAATGGGTCGAGCTGAACCCGCTGAACGAGCGCCTCGTGCGCAAGGAGGTCGGCGCCAAACTCGATGCCGAGCGGCTGCGCAAGCACGACGTCATCCTAGGCATGCTGCTGGACGAGGCGGCCGGTGAGCGCCTCTACACCGCCATGCAGTTCGCCGAGACCTTCGAGAACCGGGGCGGTCTGGGCAGCAAGCACACCATCCGCGAGCGCCTCAGCGTGCTGTCGACCAAAGGCTTCGTGAAGTTCCTGCGCGACCCCTCGGGGTTCGGCTTCCCCGTCACCCGGTCGCGGTTCGGCTACCTCTGCGTCGAGGGCATGCAGTTCGGCGCGCCCGTCGATCACGTCGATCCGGACACCGGCGAGGTCACCACGACCGCCCGTCCGGTCCTGCCCAGCCACTTCAAATGCCCCCAATCCGGGCTCTGCCTGCAGGTCGAAAACCCCGCCGTCTGGGTCTACCCGGAGGGGCTCGAGGACGACCTAACTCATATGAGTGAGGCCTGACTCATATGACAGCGCCAACTGTGCACTCAATGAAATCAACGGCTTACGGGAAAATAAGAGTCAGGTCCCTGACTCATGCCCGAAGACTTCATGACGTCTTATTCCGCAATGATTTCAGCGACTTGTCCTCCCCGGAACAGTTAGGTGTCAAACCCCCATACTACGTATGGGAGGGCCACCCCACAGGGTTGGCCACTCCTCCCATACGTCCGGGCCAGCCGCGCGCGCCGCCGTGACGCTCCCTTGCGCTTCCCGATTCGACGACGGCGGCCCCGTACCGCCAAGCACCAGACCGCCGTCGTCTTCCACCACCACAGGCCCCCGACAAAGGAGACCCAGCATGGCTCAGCCGACTCTGATCCCGAATTGCGACGGCGCAAGGTTTGAATCGCTGCCGCTCGACACACCCCGCAACCGCAGCATCCTCGCGCTCGACCTCGGCACCTCGACCGGCTGGGCGATCCGCAGCCACGACGGCCTGATCACCAGCGGCACCGTCTCGCTGCGCCCGGGCCGCTTCGATGGCGGCGGTATGCGCTACTTGCGCTTCACCAACTGGCTGACCGAGATCGACCGGCTGTCCGGGCCCGTCGCCGCCATCTGGTTCGAGGAAGTCCGCCGCCACGCGGGCACCGACGCGAGCCATATCTACGGCGGGCTCATGGCCACGCTGACCGCATGGGCCGAACTGCGCGGCGTGCCCTACGAGGGCGTCCCTGTCGGCACGATCAAGCGCCACGCCGCGGGCAAGGGCAATGCCGACAAGGCCGCCATGATCGCCGCCGTCCGCGCCCGCGGCTTCAGCCCGGCCGACGACAACGAGGCCGACGCCATCGCGCTCCTGCTCTGGGCGATCGAGACGAACGGGGGTTTCGCATGAGATGGCACCCCCATGGCTACGGCGGCCGGCGCCGGGATCCCGAACAGGTCAAGCGCGAGGGCTGGCGGGAACAGGGCGTCCTCGCGGTCTCAGCCGATGACGACCGCCTCACCTGGCCCGAGCGTGAACTGGTGCGCCAGCTCGGCGAGAAGCTCTACGGGCGACGCCCAATGGGAAAGGAGGTTCGGCATGGCTGACCGGATCTGGACGGCAGACTGCGTTGCAGATCATTTCGAGGAGGCGTTCCGCACCCTGCGCAAACTGCCGACGGTGAAGGCGCAGGGCTACTTCAACACCTGGCCCGACATCGTGCGCACCAGCCGCGAGATCGCCGCGATGGAGCCGCAGCCGATGCGGGTCTGGCCCTCGGCCGCCGCGATCACCCGACTCGAGCAGACCTTCGACTGGGTGCTCTGGATTGAGGAGGCGGAGCGAAAGCTCGTCTGGTCCCGCGCGGCCCGTGTGCCGTGGAAACAGATCAGCGGCGAGCTCGGCTGCGACCGCACGACGGCGTGGCGGCGCTGGCAGCTGGCGCTGACCAAGATCGCTGCGCGCCTGAATGCACAGTGACTCCAATGTGTTGCAACACTTTTTCCTTCGACATCTGCAACATGATCGTGCTATCCAAAGGACAAGATGGGGGAGAGTGCGCCGAAGGGCTCGCTCTCCCCTTTGCGTTGAAGCCGGGTCCACTGGACCCCGGTGTCCAGCGAGAGTCCGGCCGGGGTCCACCGCGAGGGAGTTTCCGGTTCCTTCCGGGCCGAAATCGTATGCTGGCGGGCGAAGCGCGGGACATCGCCAGCGACAGGGCCGGATTTTTGGGAAGCCACCCGGAAGCCGGACCCATCCGCAACCCGCGCAAGCCTCAATAAACACGAACCTTTCTGACCGGACACCGCTGGTGGCCGCTGGACCCCGCGTGGAGTCCAGCGCGGCATCCGGAGTCCGGAAGCCACCGGCATCCACCCCGACCGAGAAACCTTGCCCACCATGACGCTGAGCTTCGCCCCGGACGCGATCGAGACGTGGCCGCTGTCGCGCCTCCAGCCCTACGCGAAGAACGCGAAGGCGCATGGCGCGGACCAGGTCGCGAAGATCGCCGCCAGCATGGCCGAGTTCGGCTGGACCGTGCCCTGCCTCGTCGGCGAGGACGGCGAGCTGATCGCCGGGCATGGCCGGGTGCTGGCCGCGACGCAGCTGGGGCTGACCGAAGCGCCGGTGATCGTGCTCGGGCACCTGACCGAGGCACAACGCCGGGCTTACCGGATCGCGGACAACAAGCTGACGGAACTCGGGACCTGGGACGAGGCGCTGCTCTCGGCGGAACTGAACGAACTCTTGGTCGACGACTTCGACCTGTCGCTCGTCGGCTTCTCCGACGGCGATTTGGACAAGCTGCTGGCCTACGTCGCGGAAGACGACGGTGAAGAAGGTGGCGCCGGGGGCTCCGTGCCGCCGGTGACCATCCCCGAGCCGCCGCGCAATCCTGCGTCGCGCACCGGCGATCTGTGGATCCTCGGGGACCACCGACTGCTCTGCGGTGACAGCACCAGCGCTGCCGATGTGCGCCGCCTGATGAACGGCGAGCGGGCGATCCTGTTCGCGACCGACCCGCCGTATCTCGTCGACTACGACGGCTCGAACCATCCGACGCGGAACAAGGACTGGTCGGCGTCCTACGGCACAACCTGGGACGACAGTTCGCAAGGCGCGGAACTCTACGACGGCTTCATCGCCGCCGCCGTCGCAGAGGCGATCACCGAGGACGCCGCCTGGTACTGCTGGCACGCCTCACGCCGCCAGGCGATGCTGGAGGCCTGCTGGGAGAAAGCGGGTGCCTTCGTGCATCAGCAGATCATCTGGGTGAAGGACCGCGGTGTCCTGACCCGGTCCCACTACCTCTGGAAGCACGAGCCCTGTTTCATGGGCTGGATCAAGGGCAAGCGCCCCCCGAAGGTCGCCGAGGAAACCTTGGCCTCGACATGGGCGCTGCCGAGCTTCGCCAAGGACGACCGGCCCGACCATCCGACCCCGAAGCCGCTCGACGCCTTCGGCATTCCGATGCGCCAGCACGTCGCGCGCGGCGGGCTTTGCTATGAGCCCTTCTCGGGTTCGGGCTCGCAGATCATGGCGGGCGAAGCCGATGGCCGCCGCGTCTTCGCGATGGAAATCAGCCCGGCCTATGTCGATGTTGCGGTGGAACGTTGGCAGGCCGAGACCGGCCGCGACGCGATCCTTGACGGCGACGGTCGGACCTTCGCGCAGGTGAGAACCGAGAGGCTGGGCGACGATGCCGAAGCCCGGTCCGATACGCCGGACCCGGACGCCGCCCCCGAACCCGCGCGAAAGCGCAAGACCGCCGCGTGACATGCATGACCTGGCTTTACCTTCCTCCGGAGACACTTCCGGAGCCGGAGACGCATGTCTGTTCGGCCTCTCCCTCTGCTCCGGCGCGGGCGGGCTCGATCTCGGGCTCGCCATCGCCATCCCCGGATATCGTGCTGTGGGCCATGTCGAACGGGAAACCTTGTCTTATGACTTCCCTCGGCTCCTTTGCGATAAAGGAGCCGCTGCCTGGCACGGCATATATGCCGGGCAGCGGCGGGGGTCGGATCGAGGGAAACCAGGTGCTTCACCACCGAGGCGTAGTGTGATCGCCCCCGTCTTTTCATCTGTCCTGAACGGATACCCGGGTTCTGGGCCCGGATGACAAGCAGAGGAAGAGGAAAAGACAATGGATGATACCATCGGCGTCGACATCTCGAAACCCACTCTTGATGCCTTTCGTCTGAGCACGCGCGAGCATCGGCAATTTCCGAATGATCGGGCGGGATGCGCTGCCCTGATCCGCTGGATCGGCGCGTCAGCCGTGAGGGTCGTCTTCGAACCGACCGGCCCCTACCACCGGATTTTCGAAGCATCGCTGGTCGCGGCAGGCATCGCGGCGGTCAAGGTCAATCCCCGATCCTCGCGCCGTTTCGCAGAGGCGACCGGGGAATTGGCCAAGACCGATCGGATCGACGCGGCCATCCTGGCGCGGATGGGCGCGGTGCTCGATCTTGAAGGGCGACCGGCGAAGACCGAAACCCTGCATGATCTCAGGGAGTTGGGTGTCGCCCGGCAGGCTCTGGTCAAGGACCGCATCGCAGCGACCAACCGGGAACAGATTGCCGTGAACCTCGTCATCAAGCGCCAGTTGCGCGCCCGCCTGAAGCAGATCGGCATTCAGCTGAAGGAAATCGATGCCGCGATCGCGACCCTGGTCGACACCGATCCCGGCCTGTCCCGCCGCCGGGACGTTCTGGCTTCCATTCCCGGCATCGGAACACTGACGGCCATGGCGATCCTGATCGAGATGCCAGAACTCGGCACGCTGGACAACAAACAGGCCGCCAGCCTTGCCGGTCTTGCGCCCATGACGCGCCAGTCCGGAACCTGGTCCGGACGGGCACGCATCCGAGGAGGCCGACGCAGCCTTCGCACGGCGCTCTACATGCCTGCCCTCGTGGCTCTGCGCTTCAACCCGGACCTGAAGCAGAAGTATCAAGCCCTCAAGGACGCCGGAAAACCCTCGAAGGTCGCCATCACCGCCATCATGCGAAAGCTGCTCGTTCTGGCGAACGCCTTACTGCGCGATGACCGGAAATGGAACGCAAAAGCCGCTTGATCAAGACGGATACTTCGCCGCAGCCATCCTCGTGGCGCGGATGGAAGACGCGGCCCTGGATCGGGCGCCTGTCTGGGACGACGTTGCCAGCTTCGACGGCCGCCCGTGGCGCAGCGCGGTGGACATCGTCACTGCGGGCTATCCGTGCCAGCCGTTCTCCGTGGCGGGCAAGCGCCGGGGCGCGGACGATCCGCGCCACCTCTGGCCGCATGTCGCCCGCGTCATCGGCGAGACCGAGCCGCCCTTCGTCTTCCTCGAAAATGTCGCCCATCATCTCCGCCTCGGTTTTCCCGAAGTCGCCTGCGGACTGGTCGGCATGGGCTACCGCCTTGCGGCAGGCCTCTTCACGGCGGCGGAAGTCGGCGCTCCCCACAAGCGCGAGCGGCTGTTCATCCTCGCGATCCGCGAGGGCGACGAGTTGGCCGACCCCGCGCGCCTGCTCCGGGACCCGCTCGAGTGGCGGCAACCGGACGGAGATGCTGCGGCTCTGGCCGACGCCGATGGCGAACGATGTCTGCAAGCCGAGCGCGGGCAACCGAAAGACGGCCGATCTGACCCATTCCGCAGGGTTGTGGATGACGCCGACGGCGCGCGATCACAAGGACGGGGCGACGAGCCTCGCCAACACGCCGGTGAACGGCCTGCTTGGCCGCCAGATGGGGTGGATGCCGCCCTTCCTCGACGGCAGCGCCATGTGCCACGCTCGTGGTGCTTGGTTCCACGAGAGGAGAAGGAGGCATCCATGGAAAAGGCTATCATCATCGGGGTCGATCTTGCAAAACACAGCTTTCAACTTCACGGCGCGGCGGCTGACGGGACGGTCCTGTTCCGCAAGAAGCTCAGCCGACCACAATTCCACCGTTTCATGTCCGAGCAGCCAGGTTGCACGGTTGTCATGGAAGCTTGTGGCGGAGCGCATTACTGGGCGCGAGAACTGGCGCGGCTTGGTCACGTGACGCGGCTGATCTCGGCGCGCTATGTGAAACCGTTCATCAAGCGGCAGAAGAACGATGCGGCTGATGCCGAAGCGATCGTCGAGGCGGCAACCCGGCCGTCGATGCGCTTCGTCGAGGTCAAGAACGCCGAGCAACAGGCCCGAGCGGTCGTGTTCCGGACCCGTGAGCAGCTTGTGAAGCAGCGGACCGAGCTGGTGAACGCCCTGCGTTCTCACCTGTACGAGTTCGGGTATGTAGCACCGCAAGGCATACACCAGCTTCGCCGGATTGAGGAAATCCTCGACGACGATGGGACCGATCTGCCACAGCTTGCACGCGAGACGTGCCGCGACCTGCTCTCGCAGATTGCCGCTCAGACGGCACGGATCGACGTGCTGATGAAGCGGATCGGCGAACTCGCGCGGACGGCGGAGACGACGCGACGGCTGCAGACCATGCCGGGCATTGGGCCGATCGGCGCGCTGGCCATTGAGACCTTCGCGCCGCCCATGGAAACCTTCGGCTGTGGCCGCAACTTTGCTGCCTGGCTTGGTCTTGTGCCACGACAGAATTCGACTGGTGGCAAGCAAAGGCTTGGACGCACGTCGAAGATGGGCCAGCAGGATATCCGACGGCTGCTGATCATCGGCGCCATGGCCGTGGTGCGATGGACGAGCCAAAAGGGCGCCCGCCCCGGAACATGGCTGGCCCGCATGCTGGCGACGAAGCCGCGCATGCTTGTAGCCGTCGCCTTGGCGAACAAGATGGCGCGCGGCATCTGGGCGATGCTGACGCGGAATGAGAACTATCGGGATCCGGGGCAGTTGATGGCGGCGTGACTACCGCACCGTCCATCGTCTGAACCCGGTAAGTCGGGGATGTAAGGAGAGGCGCTAAACTTCATGGGCAATTGATCGCCAGGATCAGGGTCGGGAAAACCAGTCCAGGACACAGAGCTATCGCTCGTCCGCCAGATTTGGACCTGCCCCGCGGATCACCATACCGGCCAGCGGCGCGTGAAAGGCCGCACATTCAGGCCTGACACAAGCACGCACTCGATCAAATGCACAGAAGAAAGCAAATTCCCTTGCAGACCGGGCGGCATCCACACAAGGTCCTGGTGACGCCGATGGCTGGGAGCAATACCTCCGAGCCGCGCCGAACCTTGAACCCGCTGTTCGTCGAGGCGCTGATGGGCTGGCCCACCGGGTGGACCGGCTTCGCCTCTGTGGCAATGGAGTGGTCCCGCTGGTTGCGGCGCATGCGCTGCGAACTCTCGCGGCTTCCATAATGGGGCGGGAGTAGTCAAGCGCCATGGACACCAAGAAATCGAGCGCGAAAGGGTTGCCCATTCGCGGCGCGAAGGCGCTGGCAGCGCGGAGACGTCATGGATCGGAGCGGTGCCAGCGCCGGATCGATCCGTCGATGCCTGTGTGGTTCGGCCCGTGAACTGACGTTTCTGGGATGCCGCCTGGTCGTTCCCGGCCCGGGATGTTGCTTCCATCCGAGGTCGGCGCGATGGCCGCCTCTCCATGCCTGGTTCAAGTGCGGTTCCCGCGTGCCAATCTGAACTGCGCTCTCGGACAGCGTCCGGATGCAAGCCGCCAGGCGGCATCGTCGGGAACCGCGTCCCGGTCGGGACCTCGGCAAGCCATGGCGTTCATGCCCGGCCTGTTCCTCCTGTTCTGGGTTTCCTGCCGAACGGCTTTCAGCAGGTGTGTCGCGTCATCGCCGCCATGGCCTCATCGCGGGTGAAACGGAATTCCGTCCCGTCGCGCCACATGCGGTGCAGCACGACTCCGATCCGTCGGGCCAGCGCGACCGTGGCGCGCTTCTTGCCACGACGCGCCGCCACCCGCAGCGCCCAGGCCTTGAGCCAGCTCGGCGCGCTTCGGCACAACACCGCATTCGCGGCCTGATAAAGCGCCGTGCGCAAGGCGGCATCCCCGGCTCTCGTGATCTGGCCGATGACATCGCGCTCACCGGACTGGGTGCGCCGCGGGGTCAGGCCCGCCCAGGGGCCGATATCTTTCGACGAGCGGAAACGCTCGGGATCATCCACCGCCGTCCGCATGGTCAACGCCACGACCGCGCCAACCCCCGGCATCGTCATCATCAACCGGCAGTCAGGATCCGTCTTGGCCAGATCGCGCAGCAGCTTCTCCACCCCCGCGAGTTCCTTGCGCAATTCCTCTCGGGCGCGCAGGACGGGTGCGGCAGCCCGTTCCAGCATCGGGTTGCCATCGACCAGCTCGCGGACCCGCGCCTCGAAGCGGATCTTCGTCACCGCCCCCATCTTGAGGCCGAAGTTGCGCAGCACGCCGCGCAGCGAAAGCTCGAGGTTGATCAGGGTCTGCTGGAGCGATTTGCGCGTGCTCAGAACGGCCCGCATCTCCTGCGCCGAGACCGACTTGCAGTGGACCGGCCGGAACCAGCCCATCTGCAAGAGCCGGGCAATCCCTTCCGCATCCCGGCGATCGGTCTTGATCGGCATCGCTTTCAGGGCGCCCTTCACCTGCCGGGTTTCCAGCAGCACGACCGGAAATCCCGCCTCGGTCATGTGCCGGTGCAGCCATTGCGACAGTGGGCCCGCTTCCAGACCCATAGCCACAACATCGCCGGGCAGCGCGCGCAGGGCCGCGATCAGCGCCTCCGGTTCGCTGTCGACCTTCGCCTCCTTCACCACCTTGCCATGGGCATTCAGGGCGCAGAGCGCCGTGCTTGCCAGCGAGACATCAAGAGCAATAAACAGATCCATGTCGTTGTCCTTCTTCCTGACCAGGGAATTGGGGCGCGCCTCGCGGCCTGACCCCGTCGACACGCCAGCCGTGTCAGGGACAACGACACCTTATCTGCCGCCAGTCATCAACACGTCAAACCACGCATCAAGATGCCCAGACGGTGCCGACTCGCGCCGAGCCCCATTACGGCATCTGAACTGCTGGCCGATGGATGACGGGGCGCTGGCATGAAGCAGTCGCGCCTCATGTCGCTGGTCGAGTCCATTGCCAACGTGATCGTTGGCTACGGCGTCGCGGTCGTCACGCAGATCCTGATCTTCCCAATCTTCGGGCTGCACACGACGCTGGCGCAGAACCTCAAGATGGGCGCGGTGTTCACCGTGGTGAGCATCGCCCGTTCCTTCGCCTTGCGGCGGGTGTTCGAGGCGATCCGGATGCGGGGCGCCAAATGATCAACCGCCGCCCCGGAGGGACGGCGGCCATCAGCTTGTCGGGATCGGGTGGTTCAGGCGGCAGGGAGCTTGTACACCCGCCCGCGTCCCTCGACCTTCTCCGAGGTGACCTCGAGCCTGAGCTTCTTCTTCAGCGCCCCGGCCATCGCCCCGCGAACCGTGTGCGACTGCCAGTTCGTCGCGGCCATGATCTCCTCGATGGTCGCGCCGTCCGGCGCGCGCAGCATGGTGATCAGCGTGGCCTGCTTGGTGCCCTCGCGCGGCGTGCGCGCCTTGGGCGCGGCCTCGGTTTCGGTGGGGGTGTCCGGCGCGGACTCCTCGGTCGGCGCGTCGGTCGCGCCCGCAGGCGCGGTGTTCGCGTCCTCGGACTCGATGCCGATGGCGACGAGACCGGCGTCGGTGATGTGCAGGAGGATGGCGCGGCCGTCCTCGTCGTTGCGCCAGATGCGGTTGAGCGCGGCGTCGGCCTTCGTCTGACTGTCCGTCGTCGCCACGGCGATCAGCCCGCGGGAGAGCAGCGCGCCGACCACCTTGGTGGCGGCGCCTCCGCGAAGGGAGCCGGGGAGCGGCAGGACGTTGCGGTCATCCCGCTGCGCGGCCGCGCTGAGGATCACGAGCTGGGTGTCGGAAAGCTTGGTCATGGGGTCGTCTCCATCTTCGGGGCCGCGACCGTCGCGACCCTTCTACGACCCCGAGCCGCGCCTTGGCGCGGCGGGAGTTCCGGCAGTGCCGGAGATCACTCGGCGTGTTCGCCCTCGCCAAAGGCGCTGTCGGTGATCTCGCGCAGCTTGGCGCGGTAGTGGTTCAGGGTGCCGACGTGTCCCCAATGAATCTCGTCGGGGCTGGTCTCGAAATGGTCGGCGCTGAGGGCGGCGAGGCGTTCCAGCATCGCGTCGATCTCGAACTTGGCAGCAATGAAGGCGTCGAGGGCCTTGGTGTTGTCCTGTGCGCGGCGAGTCATTCTGGCGGCTCCGTGGTCGGGTTGCATCGTTGTCCTGCATCCGTGTTCGCTCTGTCCGCGATGCTTATCAACGGGATAAGCAGATGTTTCTGAATGATAATCGAGGGTAGCAATGCAGGGCATGAGCGAGCGCCAGTACGCCGCGCATGTCGGCCTGTCGCGGGGCGCGATCCAGAAGGCGAAGACGGCCGAGCGGCTGGTGCTGTTCCCCGATGGCAGCATCGATGCCGAGGCCAGCGATGTGCGTCGGGCGGAAACGACCGACCCGTCGAAGACCCGAAAGCCGCCCGAGCCCAAGCTGAAGCCGGTGCCCGAGGCGGCCGTTGCTGCTGTGGGCGAGACCCTGCGCGAACAGGGGCTGGCGGTGCCAGCGGTTGGCGGGGGCACGACCTACCTGCAGGCGAAGACAGCCAACGAGGTGCTGAAAGCGCAGGAGCGGCGGATCCGGCTCCAGAAGCTGAAGGGGGAATTGATCGAGCGGGCACGCGCGCTGTCGCTGGTGTTCCGGCTGGCGCGGGAGGCGCGGGACGCTTGGGTGAACTGGCCCGCGCGGTCGTCGGCATTGATGGCGGCGGAACTGGGCGTGGAACCGGCCGCGATGCAGAAGGCCTTGGAAAAACATGTCCGTTCCCACCTCGACGAACTTGCCGAGGTCCGGCCTGATTTCCGGTGACGATGATGGTCTGACCGACTTCGACGGAGCGGCCGAAATCCTGCGTACCTGGGGCGCGGGGCTGACGCCGGACCCCGACCTGACCGTGTCGCAATGGGCGGACAAGCATCGGATGTTGTCGGGACGGGCTTCGGCGGAACCCGGGCGCTATCGGACGGCGCGTACGCCTTACATGCGCGAGATCATGGACCGGCTGTCGCCGGGCGATCCCACGCAGCGGATCGTGTTCATGAAGGCGGCACAGGTCGGCGCGACCGAGGCAGGCAACAACTGGATCGGCTTTGCCATCCACCAGGCGCCGGGTCCGATGCTTGCGGTCCAGCCGACGGTGGAACTGGCCAAGCGCAACTCGCGGCAGCGGATCGATCCGCTGATCGACGAAAGCCCCGACCTGCGGGAGCGAGTCAAACCGGCGCGATCCCGTGATGCGGGCAACACGATGCTGTCCAAGGAATTCGCGGGCGGCATCCTGATCATGACGGGCGCCAACTCGGCGGTCGGCCTGCGGTCCACCCCGGCGCGGTACATCTTCCTCGACGAGGTCGACGCCTATCCGGCCTCGGCCGACGAGGAAGGCGACCCTGTCACGCTGGCGGAAGCGCGGTCGCTGACCTTCGCGCACCGGCGCAAGGTGCTGCTGGTCTCGACGCCCACCATCCGGGGGCTGAGCCGGATCGAGCGCGAGTACGAGGCCAGCGACCAGCGCCGGTATTTCGTGCCGTGCCCGCATTGCGGCGCGATGCAATGGCTGAAGTTCGACCGGCTGCGCTGGCAGAAAGGCCGCCCGGAGACGGCCGAGTATCACTGCGAGGGCTGCGAGACGCCCATCGCGGAACACCACAAAACGGCAATGCTGGAGGGCGGCGAATGGCGGGCGACGGCTGTTGCCGCCGATCCGACCACGGTCGGGTACCATCTCTCGGCGCTTTATTCACCGATCGGCTGGCTGAGTTGGGAGCGGATCGTGCGGTCATGGGAATCGGCCCAAGGGTCGGACGAGGCGATCAAGGCGTTTCGCAACACAATCCTTGGCGAAACCTGGGTCGAGACCGGCGAAGCCCCGGATTGGCAAAGGCTCTACGACCGGCGCGAGCGCTGGACATCCGGCACCGTGCCAGCGGGCGGGTTGTTCCTGACCGCCGGTGCCGACGTGCAGAAGGACCGGATTGAGGTCGACGTCTGGGCTTGGGGTCGGGGTCTGGAAAGCTGGCTGGTCGAACACGTGGTGATCGAGGGCGGGCCGGACCGGCATGATGCTTGGTCTGAACTGACCGCGCTACTCGACCGGTCATGGCCACACGAACGCGGGGCGCATCTCAGGATCGCGCGGCTGGCCATCGACACCGGCTACGAGGCCCCGGCGGTCTATTCCTGGTCGCGGGCGCAAGGCTTCGCGCAGGTGTCGCCGGTCAAAGGCGTCGAGGGTTTCAACCGTTCGAGCCCCGTTTCGGGGCCGACATTCGTCGATGCGACCGAGGGCGGCAAGCGGTTGCGGCGCGGGGCTCGGCTCTGGACCGTGGCGGTCTCGACCTTCAAGGCCGAAACCTACCGCTTCCTGCGGCTGGAACGTCCGACCGAGGAAGACATGGCCGATGGGGCCGCGTTCCCGCCCGGCTCGGTGCACCTGCCGCATTGGGTCGAGAACGAATGGCTGAAGCAGTTCGTAGCCGAACAGCTGGTGACGGTGCGCACCAAGCGCGGCTTTGCCCGGCTGGAATGGCAGAAGCTGCGCGAGCGTAACGAGGCGTTGGATTGCCGGGTCTATGCCCGCGCTGCTGCCTGGATCGCGGGTGCGGATCGCTGGACCGACGAGAAATGGCGCGATCTCGAGGATCAACTCGGGGCCGCACCAACGACTGTGGATGCGGCGGGGCGGGTCAACCGGCCGCAAGCCGCACCCCAGGGAAAACGGCAGTCGGATTGGCTTGGCCGACGCGGAGGATGGTTCTGACATGGCAGATTGGACGGAAACCGAACTTGCGGCCCTCCGCCGGGCTTATGCCAGCGGCACGACCCGGGTCAGCTATGACGGCAAGTCGGTGGACTATGGCTCGGCCGAGGATCTGCTGGGCCGCATCCGGACCATCGAACGCGCCATCGCCGGTACGGCGCGGCCGCTGCCGGTGGCCGGGCTCGCGGGCTTCTCGCGCGGGGATCGCTGATGTCCGCGACCTGGTTCGATCACGCTATCGCCACGGTGGCGCCCCGCATGGCCGCGCGCCGAGTCATGGCGCGTCAGGCCTTCGAGACGCTGGCGCGAGGCTATGACGGCGCTGCACGCGGGCGGCGGACCGAGGGCTGGCGCGCACCGGGATCCTCGGCCGACACCGAGATCGGCGTGGCCGGGGCGCTCTTGCGCGACCGGATGCGCGATCTCGTGCGCAACAACCCGCATGCGGCCAAGGCCGTGGCGGTGCTGGTCAACAACATCATCGGCGCTGGCATCATGCCCCGCGCCGCCAGCGGCGACGACACGCTCGACCGGAAGGTCGACGCGCTCTTCGAACGCTGGACGGAGGATTGCGATGCTGTTGGCCAACTCGACTTCTACGGCCTGCAGACGCTGATCTGCCGCGAAATGGTCGAGGCGGGCGAGGTGCTGGTGCGCCGCAGGCTGCGGCGGGCCAGCGATGGCTTGGCCGTGCCGCTGCAATTGCAGGTGCTTGAGGCTGACTTCCTTGATGCCAGCAAGCGCGGCGATGCCAGTTCTGCCCGCATCGTGCAGGGCATCGAGTTCGACCCGGTCGGCAAGCGTCGCGCCTACTGGCTTTACACCGATCATCCCGGCGATGCCCAAGCCAGCCTGCGGGGTGGGGCGGCCAGCCGTCCGGTCCCAGCGACTGAGATCGCTCATGTCTACGAAAAACAGCGCACGCAAGTCCGGGGCGTTCCCTGGGGCGCGCCGGTGATCCGCAGCTTGCGCGATCTCGACGACTACGAGGTCGCCGAACTGGTCCGCAAGAAAACCGAGGCCTGCGTCACCGCCATCGTTTTCGGCGACGATGAATCCCAACAGGGCATCGCACCCACTGTGGTCGATGCCGACGGCAACCGGGTCGAGCAGTTCGAGCCGGGACTGATCGCCTATGCGCGCGGCGGCAAGGACATCCGCTTCAACCAGCCCGCAGCCACGGGCGGCTATGGCGAATACAAGCGCGCCAGCCTGCACACGATCTCGGCCGGGTTCCGGGTGCCTTACGAATTGCTGACCGGCGATCTCAGCCAGGTCAACTATTCCTCGATCCGGGCGGGGCTCGTCGAGTTCCGCCGCATGATCGACGCGGTGCAGTGGCAGCTCTTCATTCCGATGCTCTGCGCCCAGGTCTGGCGCTGGTTCACCGAGGCTGCATGGGCGGCGGGGCAGATCCCGTCGCCGACCGTGCCGGTCGAGTGGTCGCCGCCGAAGTTCGAGGCGGTCGATCCGCAGAAGGACGCGATGGCGAACCTGCTGTCGATCCGCTCCGGCACCATGACGCTGGCCGAAGTGATCGCGCGGCAAGGCCGGAACCCCGACGCCGTGCTGGCCGAGATCGCCGCGACCAATGCAAAGCTCGACGCGCTGGGGCTGGTGCTCGACAGCGATCCGCGACGGGTCACGAAAACCGGCAGCGCGCAGATCGGCGATCCGGCGACCGATACCGCCGCTGACGACCCCTCCGCCGAAGCGGAAACCGACCCGGCGCAGGCCGACCAACAGGACTGACCCCATGGATACGATGATCGAACTGCCGGCCATGCGCCGGTCGGCGGAGCTTGCGCCGAACACGGCCGATGCCGACAGCCGCACCGTCGAGGTGGTCTGGTCGGCCGGGGCCCGCGTCCGCCGCGCCACCTTCTTCGGCGAACCTTATGACGAGGAACTCAGCCTCGATCCCGCCCATGTGCGGCTGGAACGGCTGAACGCGGGCGCGCCCTTCCTGAAAGTGCATGAGTTGGGGGCGCTGGACGCCGTCATCGGCTCTGTGGTCCCCGGCTCTGCCCGCCTTGAAAACGGCCGGGGCATCGCACTGGTCCGGATCAGCGAACGCGACGATGTCGAGCCGATCTGGCGCGACATTCAGGCCGGGCACATCCGGGCGGTGTCCATCGGCTACCAGGTGCACCGCTTCGAGGTCTCCAAACCCGATGGCGGCCGCGAGCTTTGGCGCGCGGTCGACTGGACGCCCTTCGAGGTCTCCGCCGTGCCGGTCGGGGCCGACCCCGCCGCCGGTTTCCGCGCCCAGCAATCCCTTCACGACTGCGTCCTTCATCGCCGGGACGCTTCCACCCCACGACAAGGAGCATCCCCGATGACCGACCCGACCCAGACCCCGGCCGCAGTGGCCGCCGAACCCCATGCGACCGAGGAGACCCAGATGACCACCCTCACCAATCCCGCGGCCGAACCGCAGGCCCGCACCGGCGAGACGCGCGCGCTGCCGCAGGCCGCCCCGGCGACCCCGCCCGACACCGAAGCCATCGCCACCCGGGCGCGCGAGGGTGAACGCGACCGCGTCTCCACCATCTACGATCTGGCGGGTCGCCTGAACCTCGAGCGCGGCTTTGCCGAGGATCTGGTCAGGCGCGGTGTCACTGTCGATGAATCCCGCCGCCTGATCCTCAACCAGGTTGCCGCCAGGTCGGATGAGACCCGCACCTTCCCGCATGTCTCGATCCCGCTTGGCGGCCGCGACGAACGCGTGACCCGCCGCGACGCCGTGGCCAATGCGCTGCTGCACCGCTACAGCCCGACGCTCTTCCCGCTCGAGGACGCCGCGCGCCAGTACCGGGGCATGACACTCTTGGAGTTGGCCCGCGAAAGCCTCGGCAATGCCGGGGTCAACACGCGCGGTCTGTCGCGCGACGAGGTGGCGACGCGCTCGCTGCATTCCACCTCAGACTTCCCCGAAATCCTCTCCGCCGTCACCAACAAGACGCTGCGGCAGGCCTACGACGCCTATCCCCGCACCTTCATGCTGTTCTGCCGCCAGGTGCTGGCCACCGACTTCAAGGCGATGAACCGGGTGCAACTCGGCGAGGCCCCGCAACTGCTGGAAGTGGGCGAAAGCGGCGAGTTCAAGCGCGGGACGCTCGGCGAGAGCAAGGAGAGCTACAAGGTCAAGACCTATGGCCGGGTCGTCGCCATCACCCGGCAGGTGCTGATCAACGACGATCTCGACGCGTTCACCCGGATCCCGGCGATGTACGGCAACTCCATCGCCCAGCTGGAGTCGGACGTGGTCTGGGGCATCATCACCGCCAACCCGGCGATGGCGGACGGCAACGCGCTGTTCCACACGACGCACAAGAACCTCGCCGCTACTGGCGCTGCGCTGGATGTGGCGAGTGTCGGCGCGGCGCGGGCGGCGATGGCGCTGCAGACCGGCCTCGACAAGAAGACGGTGCTGAACATCCGGCCCGCCTTCCTGATCGTCCCCGCGGCGCTCGAACTGAAGGCCGAGCAGCTGGTGGCCCAGAACCTCGTCCCCGCCGACAGCGCCAAGGTGGTGCCGCAGTCGATCCGGACGCTCTCGCCCATCAGCGAGCCCCGGCTCGATGCGGCCAGCGCCACCGCCTGGTATCTGGCCGCGAGCCCGAACCAGATCGACACCATCGAGTACGCCTATCTCGAGGGCCAGCAGGGCGCCTACATCGAAACCCGCAACGGCTTTGACGTCGACGGGGTCGAGATCAAGTGCCGCCTCGACTTCGGGGCCAAGGCCATCGACTGGCGCGGCCTTTACAAAAATCCTGGGGCGTAGGTCCGGCTGGCTCCCATGACGATCGATGATCGACAGGGCGCGGTGCCGATCCCCGGCTTCCCCGGATACCACATCGACCGGACCGGTCGGGTCTGGAGCGCGCATCGCAAGGGCAGGATCCCTCGCGGTGCGTGGTCTCGCTGGCTGGATTGCCGCGACTGGACGCTGAGGCAGCCGTGGCGTGACCCGGAGGGGTATCTGCACCACACGCTGGTCCGCGACGGCGAAGGCAACCGCCAGCGGATCGCCCTGCACATTCTGGTCGCGACCACGTTCCTGGGGTCGCGACCGGAGGGACTGGTCGTCGCCCATCTCGATGGAGACAAGTCCAACAACCGGGTCGAGAACCTCGCCTATGTCACGCAACGCGAGAACATAGAGCACAAGCGCGATCACGGCACGATGCACTGCGGCGACCGCTCGCATCTCTCGCGTCTCACCGATCACCAGTGCAGCCGGATGCTCGACTGCCTCCGCGCCGGGTTCTCCCGCCGCGAGGTCGCCGGGGCGTTCGGCGTCACCGTCAGCCACGTCGCCGCCCTGAAGACCGGTCGCATCCGGAAACACCTGACCAATCAGCGCGTCTGAGAAAGGATCCCCGTCATGAAAAACTTCGTCCAGCCCGGCAACACCATCACCCTGACGGCACCCTATGCCGTCACCTCCGGCGACGGCCTGCTCGTCGGCTCCATCTTCGGCATCGCCGCAGGCACCGCCGCCCTTGGCGAAGCGGTCGAAACCGCTGTCGAGGGCGTCTACGATCTGAAGAAGGTCGCGTCGCAGGCATGGGCCGCAGGCGACAGGATCTACTGGGACAACACCGCAAAGCAGACGACCAAGACCCTGACCGCAAACACGCTGATCGGCGTGGCGACCGAGGCGGTGGCGGGTGGCGCGACCGACCTGATCGGCCGGGTGCGGCTGAACGGGGCGTTCTGATGAGCGCCTTCGCCGCCGCCGTGGGCGCGCTCTTCGCCGATCCAAACATGGGGCGGGACGCGGTCTACATAGCCGATGGCGGCGCGCCCGTTCTGGTGCGCGTCGTCGCGCGGCGTGCCG